TCCTTCATAAGAACTTCCATCTGGTAATGTTTCTTTACCGTGACCGTCACGTAGTCCATCTTTAAAGTTTCCTTCATAAGAACTTCCATCTGGTAATGTTTTTTCCCATTGGCCATTATTATATAATATTGTATTATCAAATCCAGATATCATTTTTAATTGATTTTGTCTTATAGCTTCTTTAATTGGATCTATTTTAGGTGTTTCTATCACCACAATAATATCAATACCATTATCGATTATATTATCATATTGATTATCTTGTAGTTTTATTGTTTTCTTATTACTTTCTTGTTTAATAAAAAATACATTTGTATGATCTACTTTTATACCTTTTTTATTATTAAGATAACTGGTTATTTCAAGTTTAAGTTGATTATAAGTAGTATCGTCATCGTAAAATATAGCATCAATTTCATCTTCTGGTATCTTTTCCCCTTTGTAAGAAACTGTATATTTTAATTTATATTGTGAAAGTTTGTTTTTTTCTAAACTATATTTTTTTTTATATTTTAAATATTTAGAATAATAATTCATATAATTAATTGATATTATATAAAACTTGTAAAATTAATAATGAAAAACACATTTTCTATATAAAAAATCTATTTTACGACGATGTCACTCAACAATTATTTGTAAAAATAAAAATTGAATTTATCATTTATTTTACTTTAACTCATTCTATTTAATGGCATTGCTAAGAGAAATAGAAAGTAATTTCGGAAAGTTAAACAAGTACATGTTAATTAATAACCAAGAACAGTTTATTGTTAAATTTTATTATCTAAATTATGCTTATGATTTATATGTCAATAAAGATTTAGAGTATGTCTATATCAACTCCGCATATATTAATACAGATATTGTTAATAGTAAATTAATAAGGAAAAAATCTGTTTCTACAATTTTAAAACTACTAAAGGATAGTGTTACCACTAATACTAAAATTACGAAAATAAATGACAATTTTGGTCTCTATCGGAGCAGAGAAGTTTTTAATAAAGGAAATTGTAATTACGAAAAGTTGCTAAAGGATTTAAATGATTCAACATTAAAATCAGAGTTATCTTTATCATCAATTCCAAAGGATCTACTTTATTCTAAAAGGGTAATTAATGAAATGTTAATTAATGAAATAAAGATGGTTAATTCAAATAAGAACCATCCACATTATATTTTACCAACAGACATTAAATATACTTTTTTAATGTATATTATCTTGAAAAATAAAGATAATAAAGAATTGGTTATTAATTTGACAATTTCTTTTGACCCACAATTATATCCTTTTTATCCACCGACTATTAGATATATTAATCCAATTGCTAAAAGTTCTCTAATTTATCAAATGTCTAATTTGGATATTTTAAAATTAGAAAATTGGAATCCAGTTATTAATATGGATTGGTTAATTACAAACTTGGCTACTAATCTAGATACTCTCAAGTTAGAATACATTGAATGCGAACACGACCAAGTCATGACAGATTTAGATAAAGAGGTTATTGAGTTTTCAACATTAATTGGAGAGAAACTTTATCAAGATATAAAAATAAATTTGGAATATACCAAGTTTTCTGTTACAGGAACAAAGAATTCAGATAACACTAGTAAATATTGGAAATCGGGTGTAGGATATGGATACACTGGAAGAGATGAATGGGATATTAAGAAATTTGTTAAAGAACAAGAATTTAAAGATAAGAATGTGGAAAAAAGTTTAGAAAAGATAGTGGTGTTTCTCAAGTCAGACCAAAAAATATCCACTAATATTTCTTCCATTTTAAAATATATTGATAATAATATTTGTAATTCAACACTCCTTGAAATTAATAAAAAAATGACATTATTTAGTAAAATATTAGATTTGTTGACAGTTATTTTTAATAGTCTAAATAGTGATTTTAATGAATGGAAACTTAAAATATATAATAATTTAGAGATACTACGAGAAGATATATCTCCTATAATTTCTAATATAGTAGAGCAAGATATATTACAAGGATATGTACAAATAATTTCAGTGGCAGACATTATTAAGAATAATATCGAAGAAATATTAACTAGTCAAAAAATAGATGGTATTGGTAATGGAAAGAAACTACTACCTCAAGTAATGGATACAGATATTAGTGTATTGGAAGAATATGCTAGTATGATTAAAGAAGAACAATCTAGAATATTTACTGATTACAAAATTAATAGTAAACATCGTTTTAGTAAATATAAAGATGAAGTGATTAATCCAAAATCTTTAATGCGAATTTCATCAGAATTTTCTTCAATGAGGAAAAATCTTCCTAATAATTGGGATACAAGTATTGTAGTTCGTGCTTCCTCTGATAATCTTAATATTTTTAGTTTTGTTATTACTGGACCAAAAGATACACCCTATCATAATGGTATTTATGAATTTCATTCTCATTTTCCGACGACTTATCCAGATACTGAACCAAAAGTATTACTGGATACTACTGGACATAGTAGTGTTAGGTTTAATCCAAACCTTTATAATTGTGGTAAAGTATGTTTATCTTTACTTGGTACTTGGGCTGGACAAGATGGTGAATCATGGAATAAAAGTACCTCCACATTCCTACAAGTATTGGTATCAATTCAGTCATTAATTTTGGTAGAACAACCATATTTTAATGAACCAGGATGGGAAAGACAAATGTATACAGAAGAAGGGCGAAAAAAATCATTTGATTACAATGATAATCTTCGTTTGGAGAATATGAGATGGGCAATTGTTGACAAGATGAAAAATCCACCTAATGGTTTTGAAGAATTAACAAAGAGACATTTCGAGTTAAAGAAAAATGAAATTTTAGAGATTACTAAACAATGGGTAGATGAATCTAAGAAATGTAAAAAAAATATGGAAATATGTAGAAATGAACTTTTAAAATTATATGAAGTTTCAGATAGTTCTGGTCCGAATGTATCTTCAGAGGAAGTTAATGTAGTAACTCTTAACACAGATACTAATGTAGTAACTCTTAACACAGATACTAATGTAGTAACTCTTAACACAGATACTAATGTAGTAACTCTTATTAACGAGATTAATGTAGATGCAACTATTTAAAAATTGATTTATTTATTAAAGTATATAATATTACAATATATAATGGAAGAAATACGTATATGTTTGGTTGGAGATACAAATACTGGAAAAAGTACATTTGTTAATTATATTAAAAATAATAATTTTACAGAATGTTATAGACCTACCATTGGCGTAGAATATATAACATATAATGATATAGGATGTGTTTGGAAAATTTGGGATACATCTGGAAATATTAAACATAACCCAATAATATTACCATATTTTAAGTTAGCTAACTTATTTATATTATTTTTTGATATAAATAATATAGCTTCATTTTTATCTCTAAAAGAACGAATAAAATATATAAATCACGAAAGTAATTCAAGAAACCATAATATTATATTAGTTGGAAATAAATCTGATTTACTTAAAAATATTAATCAATCAGATATTAATACTTTTTGTAATGAATATAATATTGATTATATTGAAATATCAATTAAAAATTTTAATAATATCGGTCAGATTAATAACAAAATTAATAATTATTTGAAAGAAAGAGAACTAAAAAACCAAATAGAATTAAAATATATTCATAATGATTATGAAATATTATTAGAAAATGAAATAAATCATAACCGTTGTTGTAAGTGTAACATTTTATAATATATGTTATACTAGATGGAAACATATATTGGAAGTGTTTGTTTAGTGGGGGATACTTTTACAGGAAAAAGTACTTTTCTAAGTTATATGAAAACTAATACTTTTAATCCACTAGTTTTGGCAACTATTGGTGTTGATCTTAATGCAAAATTATTTTCATTTAATAATTATAATATTAAATGGCAAATATGGGATATTTCAGGGGATGATATATTTTATGATATTACTTCAAGATATTTCAAAAAAGTTACTATATTTTTATTATTTTTTGATTTAAATAATAGAAAAAGTTTTTTAAATTTAGATAATTGGATAAGAAGGATAAAATTCCATTCAAAATCAAATTACAAGTTAATATTAATTGGCAATAAGAGTGATTTAAAACAATACGTAGAATATCAAGAAGTAGAAATATTTTGTAAAAAATATAATATAGATTGTTTTCAAATTTCTATTAATTATAGAAACAATATTGAGATTAATTATATAATGGATCATGTCAATGATTATTTAAAAAAAATTATTGATACTAATAGAAAAGACATTGATAGATATAATGTTCGATTATTATCGGATCATGTTGTTCGTACTAATAGATACTGTTGTATATTTAATTGTATTTTATCTTAAAATATTTTATAGTTCATTTTAATGATTATAAAATCAAAAAATTATTTTAATAAAAAAATAAATTGGAAGAAAGAATATGATATTACAGTAGTTAAAACAAATAAGGATGTTGAGAATATGTTAAAGTATTTTTCTATCTTTATCAAATTAAAATCAAGAAATAAATATGCAGGACTTGATTTTGAATTTAATTCTTCTCCGGAAGGGAAAAAAATAGCATTATTTCAGATTAATTTAGAAAGTGATGAGAGTAACGCTAAAATCTTTTTATTTTATCCTTTGGACCTAAATTACAAGGATATGGATATACTGGTAGAACTATTAACAGATGTAAATATAAAAAAAATACTTCATGGTGCAGAATCATTAGATATACCTTATTTATTTAAAAATATTTTTACTGACAGTAAATTGCGTAAACAATTTTGTAATAATTTATTTGATACTCGTTATCTTTGTGAATATTATCATCTTGAAAATAAAATTGATGCTAAATGTAAAATATACAGTATCCTAAGACAGATGGATGTTATAGATGATGATATTTTAAATATGTTATTAAAGAATGAAGAAGATATGGGACCTATATATTTAGTTGATATTAATGTAAGAAATTTAGATGATAACACTATGTTATACAGTGCTTTTGATGTACTGTACTTACCTGCGTTATTAACAAGATTTCCAGATAATTATGTTTATAATTATTTAATACCAGAGATAACATGTTTTAATTATATTGATAGATATGAGGAGATATTTACTAAACCATTCTCTGAATTAGTAGGTAAAGTTAATAATTATTTTATTAAAATAAAAGATAGTAATAAAGAAAAAAATTTAAAATTAGTAGATATATACCAGTCGTATCAAAATATGATTGACGATGATGAACATACTTTTTCAAAATTAATATATATTAATTATTTTAAAAAGTTTATTAAAACATATATCAAATTTATTATTTATAAAAATGTTTTTAAGAATAATACTGTTTGGGAAAATAGTGAAAATATATCGAATATGACATTAGAATTTCAAAAAGAACAGTATAAATTCCAAAAAATTAAATTATCTAAACACTTTGAAATATATTTTAATAAGATAACATCTATTATTAAAAATAAATTACAAAATAATTTCCACCGTAGATAAAATAAAATATTATATAAATTAGTTATGAACAAATACATTGAAATTAATGTACCATATAAGTCAAGTTTATCTAGTTATATCAAAGGATATTCATCTTCATTTCCTAGTGTTAGAAAATTTAGATGTGAAAGTATTCTAAATTCAGATAAGAAAGACCTGTTAGAATTAGAAATTGATTATGGTGTTCATTATTTAGATTATAAAGGAGAAATTATAATAATAGATTATGAAGAAATAGGTGATCCTGTAGGTACTTATTATACTGCTGAAAAAATGGAAAAATTAGTAATTAAAATAGAAAACGATGAAACTAATTATGAACAAAAAAAAGGAGTTATTGATAGTTTTCTAAAAGATTCAAGAAATTATTCCAATAGAAAAGATGATAATGAAATTATTTGTAAGATATTAAAATCCGGATATTGGTCCACCTTATCCAAATTACCAAAAAGAGATATGAGCACTATTTATTTATCAAATGACGAAAAAGAAAAGGTAGTCACTGATATTACAAATTTTAAAAAATCTAAAAATGAATATACAGAATTAGGAATTCCTTGGAAAAGAAATTATTTATTAGAAGGACCTCCTGGTACTGGAAAATCATCACTTATTTTTGCATTAGCATCACATTTTAATATGAGTATACATATTATTAACTTGGGTCCAAAAGTAGATGACTCTATATTCATGTCCGCTGTATCTAGTTTACCAAATAATACAATTTTATTACTTGAAGACATTGATGCTTTATTTGTTGAAAGAAAAGCAAATGATTCTAATAAAAGTATGGTTTCATTTTCTGGGATTTTAAATGTTTTAGATGGAATGGCAAGGAAGAATGGATTAATTACTTTTATGACAACTAATTATATTAATAGACTTGATAAAGCATTAATTAGACCTAGTCGTGTTGATGTTATTATGAAGTTCAAAGAAGCGACCAAAGATCAGATAGAACAAATGTTTAAAAAGTTTTTTCCAAATAGAGTAGATTTTAATATTTTTTTTAATAAAATATCACATTTAACCTGTTCTATATGTGCCATTCAAAAGTTCTTTATGCATGTCAAGTTTTGTATGCATATAAATCTTAATGACACAACCATTAATATAATGAACGTTAGTCTATTACGAGAAATTATTGATGAAATGGATAATAAAGAGAAGGTCAATACTAGTATGTATATTTAAATATAAAAAAATTGAACAAAAGATTTAAAGAAAAAGTAACATATATGTTAAGAATGTCGGATAAAGCCCAAAATGAAATTATTGACGGTAAGAAAAAGTTTACACGTAAGGCTGGTAAAACTTTACTTATTAAAGCAAAAGATGGATACACTGTTAAAGATGAATGGTTTAATTCTCTTGATGGTCTAGTAGAAGATGGTATCGCAAAAACAGCAAAAACAGGATCGTATTTTCTTACTTTCGAGACTATTGATAAATCACTTCATGCACTCAAACATATTCAAAAAGAACATGATGAAGAGTTAATGGTAAAATTTGCTCATTATCGTGTATTTTTTACAATGGAAGGTTTAGATGAAAGTATTGATTACAATACGGTTAAAGAGAAACATGTTGACTTTGTAACTAAACATACTGGTTCTGAAGTTCTATATTATAAATTATATAGAAATAAAACTTATATTGGTTGTGGTGATTTAACTATTGATACCAAGGATGCATTAGATAAGCTTCTAAGTAGCGACCATAACAAACAGTTTGACCTAGGAGATGGTCAGGTAGGAACTTTCTATCGTTACAACAAGAATGGTAAAGAAACTGACGGAAATGTAGAACATGCGCACACAGGAACTGCACAAGTAGGAACTGCATAAGTAGGAACTGCATAAGTAGGAACTGCATAATTTTATTTATATAAATTTTTTAACTAAATATATTAAACTAAATATATTTAACTAAAAATCTCTATTTTACAAGTCCATCAATAAATTCATCAGTTGAAGGTGAATCTTGTAAACTTCCTCCTTTTTTCGGAGATTGTTTATTTGCTTTTCTCTGACGTTGTTCTTCCCGACGCGCATCTCCCGACATTTGTTCTGCTAATTGTCTATCTTTTTTTATTTGAATTTCTTCTTGTCTCTTATGTTCTGCTTGTTTCTGACGTTCTTCTTCTTGTCTCTTACGTTGTTCTTGTCTCTTACGTTCTTCTTCTTGTCTCTTACGTTCTGCTTGTTTCTGACGTTCTTCTTCCCGACGCACATCTCCCGACATTTGTTCTGCTAATTGTCTATCTTTTTTTATTTGAATTTCTTCTTGTCTCTTATGTTCTGCTTGTTTCTGACGTTCTTCTTCTTGTCTC